TATTATCAACAAGACGGATAATGACCCGGCACTACCAAAGCAGTACCATCAACATTAAGCGGGTGTTCACGGTAATAAACACCGGGATCGGTCGTCATATCAAATTGATAGCAATGTTGCTTGCCATCGATTTGAAACAACACACACAACACGTCATTAAACGTATTGGCATCAAGGTCTTTCGACCGAACACCAATCAAATTTAAACTCCATTCGTTTTTAAAAACGGGATAGTCCAACCGTTTCATCGCATCTAATAGTGCTTTAGTAGTGAATTGCATCATCGCGTACCTATTGAAGTTAACCAGGCTAAATGCCTATAAGTTCCGAATATCATTTTCGCTCAAATACGGCACGCCATTAATGCGTACAAAATCTGGGCTGGTGACTTCAAACGGTAGTTTGTGTTTGGTCTTTTCGCCGCCTTTCGGATCGATGTTGAGCAAGTCACTAATGGTCAATAAACAGCCGTATAGTTCTTGTTTTTGCTCACTACCCGTTGTTTTGGCAATCGCTGTAATATCGAACGGTTCTAGTTCGCGAAAACTACCTGCAGCCTTAGCAGATTCCATAATCAAGTTAAAGTTTTTGGTATCGAGTTCTAATTCACCACTACAGCTAACATCACCATTCACATAGCCATTAGGCACGCCGCCTGATTGCACTGATTTACGATTATCGGTAATCGATGCACTCATTGCTTCAACGTGAACCAGCAAATCGCCTACCATCACGTCAAAGTCTTGTCCTGAAATATGTTGTCCCATGGGTTACTCCTAGTTAGTTGGGGCAGAAAGATCCAGCACAATATTGGCTGTAATGTCTTTGGGAATAGCGAATGGGCGAGCCTTGATAAATATCTCAACCTGAGTGCGGGTGATCCATGTGATCACGATATCGCCGTCTTGCGGTTGTTTAAGTTCCGCAGGGAATGGGATGCCTTGAAACACCGTCGAACGGCTCATTTCACGCAACGGCCGCATTAACTTACTGATTGCCCAGGCTTCACCCATCGGTGTTGAATTGAAACGACGATCACCCAATAAGCCAATCAATACGATTCGCACCATCCGTGCCGCTTTATCAACAACACGACGGTTTTCAATCACCGTGTAATCACCCGCCGATACGTCGAGCATCTGGCCATCAGTCCAATACACGCCTTCATAATCAGCATAAAACTGTGGCAGTGAGAAACGTTGATCATTCAGTGCTTTAACATGTGCATTTGAAAACGTAACGCCGAGGCTATCAACGGGTAATGTGCTTTGGTCTTGGCCAACGATGGTACCCGTAGCAACACGCATCGGTGTATCCGCCACACTGGTTTGAGCATTCGCCAATCGACCGGCATAAATACCCACCGCATCATCATAGATGTAGGGAACAATACCGCAATGTTCTGCAGCTAATGTATCGGTAAGATCATTTACAGCTGTAATATAGGCTGGCCATGATTGGCCGGTAGTCGGTGTTGAATCAATACCCACAGCGGCAGCGATAATAAATACGCGGCGACCATACGTCGTATTGATATCAATCGCTTTCGCTTCCATTGCCGTGATATCAGCTTGAACGGTAACAGGCGTACAGATGAATATACCCTCAACGCGCACATTTTCATTCATCGCCAAGTCAACAGCCGCATCCCATAACGCACCGACAGCAACAGGAATAACCGCCGCCGCCCAGTTTTGGCCTGCATTGGCTTTCGCCGCGACGACTTGACGTTTGATTTCAGAATCGGCCACACCGAGTTCAACTTCTAAGTCACTATCGGTATTTAAAAATAGAAGGGTGTCTTGATTATCTGCACCTTCACCAATAAAGAGAAAGTAATTCTCCACCGTTGGGAATGGGCCTTGTTTTAAATTTAAGGCATTAACTGTAATTTTACCGAGCGACATAAGCGATCTCCTGTTTCATTTGTTTTAATATTGCATGGGTGTATTGCGTGACGTCTGACGCAGTTGCACCTAAGAACGACCGCGCGGGTAGCACGGTTGTCCAGCTTGTTTTTGTGGTCTTACCTGCTTCATTTTTAAGATAACGCAGCGCTGCACCGGCTTGACCTACTTTCATATTGGCTACCACCCATTTAAGCGAGGGTGATTTCAATCGCTTGCCGTTGGCACCTTTGATTTTAAAACCTGCATCTCGTAAGGCGATGGCTTGCCGACGGGTTGCTGGTGCATCGTGGCCACCCTTATCATTAGCCTGTAATTTTGCAGCGGTAATACGTTCAACCGCACCATATTGTTGTTTTGCTGCAATACGACCAGACGATGGTCGATAAAACCCGACCGTGGCATCCATACTGCCCAACTTAGTAACACGCAATTGTTTGGCTAATTTCGCCAACATCTTACGGTTGCCTTTGCGTTTTTTGGCGCGCGCTTCAAAGGGCATGCCTTTTAAATCAACTTGTTTACGCACCCGTTTACGGCTATCACGAATAACAAACTTAGCGGTGCGATTAAGCAATCGACGGCGTAAAGGTTTGGGCATGGCCAGTATTTGCAGTTGCTGCTTTAACGGCAATAAACCTTCAATATTAGTCGTTAACCTCATGTTGTGACCTCGCCTTGATCAGCGTAATCAATCACTACATCGGCTAATCGGTAGTTAATACCAGCCAGCACAATCGTTCCGGCTGGATCAGGCACCGCCAACACATCTTCTTCAAATGAAATAGTGATTTCGATATCAGCTGTTTCAGCATCGAGAATGTCGACATCGGTATCAGGTGTCGCAATATCATCACGATCACCCTCGTTTTCAATTAACCAGGCACACACCTGACCAAACAATAATTCGGCTGGGTGGGTTTTATGGGGGAATCGCTCAATAAAAATAACCGCGTTATAGGTTTGGGTGTACAGCACAATACCGCCATCGCCCATTGATTTGCCACGCGGTACGATCTTAGGGTTTTCTACCCAGGCATCTATGTTCTCAGCCGCCACTAAATCTAGGCCAATAATGAATGCGGTAATTTGCTGAAGCTTGACCATTAGATCAGGCTCACATGCACGTTAGATTTACTGACAAAAGATTCAGCAGGAAAAAAGGTGCGCATTAAAAACGCAATGGACTGGGCACTTTCATCCAACCAATATTGCTCAGTTTGTTCGGATTCTTTGGCTTCGTTTTCGGCTACTTTTCGACTATTCATCGTCGAGAATTGCTGTAATAAAAACGCCTTGGCACGGCTATAAACCGCGTGTTCATAATGCACTTGTAGTAATTCACTACCGACAACTGGCATCGAATTGCTGTCCATATACAGTTCAAAGGTGGTGAAAGGCATTAATAAGATGGCCTGTTTAATGCGGTCTAATTGTTCATTAACGCGAATCACGGCAAGGGATAAACCCCATTTAACCGTGTCATCAGCGTATTCACTTGGGATGCGATATTTACTCATCAAGTCAGCCATAGCCACATCGATCCAAAACCCATCATTGGTGATGGGTGATGCAGTGGTCAGTGATGGTTTTCCAGTAAGCGACATAATGATCCCAAGTTAGTGTAGGTGCTGGGACAAAGCGCAACGTAAATTCAACAATCAAGAGGATTTAAGTTGTGTTTGCCAAGCCCCAGCAGGCGGAGCCGTTTAATCTTTTAGCTGTTTTCGCGGATGTAGGTTTCTACGCCCGTTTCAGTCATATTCTTTAGTGCAAGTGCTTTCAAGCCTTTCACGCCTGCTTGCTTGCCGAGCAATGTTTCAGCGTATCCACATAACACCAGGCATTGTCGATAGTTGCCTTCGCGTGCTTTATGTTTAGCTAACATCACGAATGATTTAGCCAACATCAGTGGGTGCATATCCCATTTACCCACCGTCATCGCTACAACCAGTTGATCAAGATATGGGCTGGCCGAATGTTCATCTTTAAGCTGGCTATTTGCCCAGTCATACATCGCATCTGTAACCACATCTTCTAAGGTTCTTGCCCATTTAGGCGGTGTTGTGTTGTGGCCTGTTTTGACTAAATGCAAGCCAATCCGCAAGGCGTTTTCAATGTCATCGACATCAAATAACCAGATCATGACTTGCACCGCGACATCACAGGGGTAGTCATGGCCATTCGCCACATAATCATTCACAAACGGTAAATAAGCGGGTAATAAGGTGCGTTTAATCGCCTGTTTTTCTTCTAATACCGGTACCGTTTTAATACGGGCAATATCAGTCAACATGCCCACTTGAAGTTGTTCGTATAGGGCGTGAGCCTTGCCTGACTTACGACCGCCGATAACAATAGATTTCGATTCATCAGAGCCCGTCGCCATATCAACACCATAAAAGTCGGGGTTTTCTGCTAGTTGCGTGGCTTTGATCTTATTAGCAAGGCCTAGTCGCGCTGGTTCTGTTGAAACAACAGGCGCTTTCGCGTCTAAATACGGGTTCTCTTCACCGCGCTCGAGCGCATCTGCAATCTGCTGTGCTTTAATTTTTTCAATAATATTCATCTTGATCCGCCTGGATTTTTATATTAAATAGTCATCCATATAACCCCGCAAAAAATGCAGGGTTATAAAGTTAGCTACTCGCTTACGCGTATTCAATGCCTTCAATCAAGCCCGTCATTTCTTCATCTTCAACCACGTAACCTTGGTTTGCAGAGTTGAAATCTTGCACTTCATTGCGTTCTGGCTTGTCTTTTTGAAGTCGACGAACCGAACTATCTTGATAATAAATAGATAGATTACGCAGCGGCGTCACTACAATAGTGCTGTCAGGGAAGAATGCGGGTGTCAGCGTAGGCATACCCGCAAAGGCTTTAG